TATTAATAATATATTAATTATTTTACGCATCAAATATTTATATATATTTTTTATAATGTCTTATATAAAAAAATAATTTAATTTATTGATACAATTTGTTTAATAATGAACCTGATAGATTAATTTTTGGAAGATTTTGTAAATCCGAAGTAATATTCGATTGTAACATCGATGAGAAATAAATATTGTTTGCAGGTAATTGTGGAATTAAATTAATTTGAGATGTTTGTTTATTATCAGTAATAATATCAAGTTTAGATTGAGGTATAATATTTGGTTTTTCTACATCAGTTTTATGTGTTACTATATTTTGTTGATTAATATCATCATTTTTTTCTGGAACTACTGTATCAATTATTTTATTAGATGATTGTGGAATATTATTTGTTGTTAATTGAGGATTTTTGATTAGATTAAAATCAAAAGGTTTCTGAATCTTCTGATGCGCAATTATTGTTGATTGAGAAAATGAAGTACTATTAACAGTTCCCATATACTTTTATAAATATAAATTTATTTTTCAATTTAGTCATACAAAAAAATGAAAATTACAACGTTAAAAATAAGTAATAAAAAATATTAGTAAATATATTATAATGGATAGAAAAGTTAGTCTAATTGTTGCAATTGACATGAACGGAGGAATTGGAAACAATGGAACTATTCCATGGAATTTAACAGAGGATATGGCATTTTTTCAAGATGTAACAACTCGTCAATACGAAAAAGGAATGACCAATGTTATTATTATGGGGAAAAATACATGGTTGTCTATACCAGAAAAATTTAGAAGTTTAACAAACAGAATAACAATTGTAGTATCATCAACATTGAAGCAAGAAGATTTAGAAAATGAAAATAAAACTAAAGCAGAAACATATATAGTTCCAACATTAAATAGTGCTTTAGAATTATGTAATGAAAAAAATCTGAAGCAAATATTTATCTGTGGAGGGAAGAAAATATATGATGAAGCAATGCGAACTCTATCTTTCCAAAATATTTACTTGACAAAAATAAAGAACAGTTATGCGTGTGATACACATATTGATATGTCATTACTGGAAGAATTGATTCTAAAATCACATTTGAGTTTTAACCGAAAACTTACTTTATTAGATACAAAAAATAATAGTGAAGTAAAAGTATCTTTTAGATGTCTAACATCTAAACTAGATAAAAATAATCAAGAAGAAATGAATTATTTAAATATCATTGAAACAATTTTGAATCAAGGACATAGAAGACAAACAAGGAATGCTATAACATTTTCAACATTTGGAGAATGTTTGAAGTTTGATTTAAAGAATGGATTTCCACTATTAACAACGAAGAAAGTATTTTTCAGAGGAGTATTTGAAGAACTATTATTTTTCCTAAGAGGAGATACAAATACTAAACATTTATCAGATAAAGGAGTTAAAATTTGGGAACCTAATACCAGTCGTGAATTTTTAAATTCAATGGGATTTAGACATTATGAAGAAGGAGATATGGGGGCGATGTATGGGCAACAATTAAAACACTTCAACGCTAAATATTATGGAATGAACTATGATTATACGGGACAAGGTATCGACCAAATTAAATACTGTATTGATTTACTGAAGAAAGATCCATATAGTAGAAGAATAGTTATGACAACATACAATCCGGAACAAGCATTTCAAGGAGTATTATTTCCATGTCATGGATTAACTATTTTATTCAATGTAGAGGAGGGACATAGATTATCATGTATGATGACACAACGTTCAGCAGATTATATTTGCGGAGTTCCATTCAACATAGCATCTTACGCATTACTAATTCATATGATATGTGAAGTAATTAATAATGATGGAAGTTATACCGGAGATAAATTTATTCCAGGAAGATTAATAATGAATTTTGGAGATACGCATATTTATGAAGAACATAAACAAGCAGCATTAAAACAATTATTAAGAACACCATATCAATTCCCGCAGATGAAAATTAAGAAACAAATGAAAGAATTAACTGATATTGTTTTTGAAGATATTGAATTGGAAAATTACACATCATATCCAATTTTAAGTGTTAAAATGGTAGCATAAATTTTTTTATTATCGAATTAAATATATATAATGGAAAATCAATCATATAAACAAAAATATTTGAAATACAAAAATAAATACATCAATTTAAAAAAAGAAATGAACGGTGGTAATCCTCCGACAGAAATTCAACAATATCAACGTAGAACTAAGCCATTACCACCACTGACAAGAAAATCAACTATGCAAATACTTCAACCAATACCACAATTACCTCAAAAAATATCAACACAAGTATCACCACCACTTCCGGAAACGCCTCTACCAGAAACACCTCTACCAGAAATACCACTTCCAGATTTGCCAGAAATACTTCCACCACCATTAACACCAACTTTATCCGAATTTATACAACCACCTCCATTATCAAAACAACAAATACATAAATCAAAACCTCCTCCACCAAGTGTTAAAAGAATATCAATACCACCACCAACAGAAAATCAAACCTTGGAATTTATAGAAAATCCAAAAGAAATTAAATTTGAACCATCTGTTCCAATAGCAATCAGAAAATTATTAGAAGAATTATACAGTAAAATTATCAAATATAAAACAGAGGTTGGGTGTTGTTTTAAGAGTATGACCAAAGAATTAAATTCAATGAGAAACATTGATATAATTAATCAAACACGAAGAGGAACAGTACGAGGAGAACAATTTGAAGCAATATATGGAACATTTACAGATTATGTAAAAGTAACACCAGATTTTTCAACACCAACAAATGAGCAAATATTAGGAAAAGTAATTCCATTTTTAAATATTATTGTTCATATTTATGCGAATATGATGGAGATTATGAGTGATGTTAAAATATCACAACAAGGAACAATACAACAAAGTATTAAAAATTATGTATTCAAAACAACCGATATTTGGAATTTGTATAATTTATATTACAAGAAATTCGTTGATAAATCATTTGAAAGTTGTAATTATTTTATAAATGAAATTAAAAAACAAATAATTTTACAAAATAAACCATATTTCAATATTATTACAGAAAGACCAACTGGAGAATGTGATGAAAATATGTTCAGTAATGCACCATATTTAATTTTAGTTCAACAGTTAGTGAGATTTAGTTTATTGCTAAAGGAAATAGAGAAAGAAGTTAAGAAATTAAATGCGAATGTAAATCAAGAAAAAGAATTTGAAATGTATTCAAATAAAATTAAAAATGTGATTGATAATCTAAATGAATTACAACGCAATATAGAAAAAAATAATAAAGTACTTTATGGCGTTGAAGCAATAAAAATTCAAATTCGTGATAAAGCAGAAATATCAAAATTAACGCATCATTGTGAAGTATGTAATACATCAAAAGATATGAAGAAATGTTGTGTTGGTGATTGTAAAATGGATGGTATAATTAGTAAAAAATGTATTTATTCTCCAAAGAAATAATTAATATGATATTTTTATTTTTCAATATATAAACTATATTGAAAAATGGAACACTTCAATCCACGTGTTTATTACAGTTCATCACCATTGACTATGGTTATAAGTCTAATAGTTATGGCAACAGCAGGTTATCTTTGTTGGAATTGTAACGCTAAAGAAGATAAAGCTGCCCGTATAATTTATACAGTATTTGCTACAATTTTTGGATATATTTATTTAATTTATTATTTCATCTATAGAATTTTAATGGGGCGAAAATGCCCTAATTGAAGCAACGAATATAACTGTAGAGTAATCTAAAACCATCAATAATTTTTTTACTTCGTTGAACATCACTGATAATAGAATATTCCATTTCATAAAGAGTATTTTTGAGTGGTTGTAAAGTCATAAATTCAGAAGGAATCTTTTCATAATAAGTTTTGATAATTTTGTAATTATAATCAAAATCAATTTCTAAAATTTCGATTGGAATTATGAAATAATCATTATGTGTTGTAATATCAATTCCAAATTTGAAATCATTAATAATTTTTATCAATGGTTCAATAGTTTGAATATTTTTATTGAAATTCGGTAAAAAAATATTGATGAATGCCAAGATCATAAACTCTTTTATAATCGTAATTCGATATTTTTCTTTATCATAGAAATATTGATGTACAATATAATAGACATTCCGATCAATCATAATTGTTGAAGCAATATTCAATAAAATAAAATATTTTTGAAAATCAGAAATAATAAAATTGAATGGAACATTATCGCAACAATGTTCAATACAACTTTCAGCCAATGCATGTAAGAGTTCGTGATCGAGTTCTTTAGAAAAACTTTTGAATTGAAATGTTTGTTGATGAAAATTGATGACAAATTCATTATCAAATAAAGTAATTAAACCATTTTGTTCAATCTGATATGGAAATGCTAATTTTAATATTTTCTTGAATAAATATCCATCCAAACAACACATACTTAATAATAAATGATAAATTAAATTTCGAATATGTTTTTTTCAACTAAATAAATATTTCTTCCGGAACATTTACTCCAAATATTATTCTTCTTCAAATAAATTTGCTGATTAGAAGTAATTGGAAATTCTTCTTCAATAGACAATTCTCTCATATAACGACCTGTTTTTAAGAATTTAACATTCGGTAATGAAATAATGTGTGAGTATTTTTGACTAATGACATCAAAATCATTTCCTGTGTAAATACCGATTGGTTTCTGAATACAACTACATAGATTAAATAGAAATTCGTGTTGAAAAAACGGCTCTCCTCCCAAGAAGCAAACCCATGAAGTTAATTTATTAAAATGAACTTTATTAACAACATCATCAAGTAACATTTTTTGACCATATTTTAGAGTTTGTAATTCTGGATTTTGGCAACCTTCGCAATTAAATGAACAGCCTGACAAAAAAACCGCAGAGCAAATAATGCCCGGTATTTCATTAAAACTGGTAACAATACTTGCGATATAGCCCTCCATTGTATTTTAGCATTAAATAACCCATTCATTTGATAGTTTAATATTCATTTTTTCGAAAAATTGAAATAATAAATTTCAAATAATTATAATATTCAAAATTATATAATTGAAATATGGATATTAAATTTACCGTTGATGAAAACTTTATGAAAATGTATCATAACACCAACGAAAAATTTTTAAAGCTAGAGGGAATACATCCGGATCAGCTCAATGTATTTGACGTGGCAACGAAATATATTAATAATGTTAATACAACATTAGTTGATGAAAATGCAAATGTTTCATCAAAATATGGAAAATCAAACGGATTTTTTCAAGCTGAACTTTTGAAATCCATTCAAAAATTAAGAGGTTATGATGATATTTACAAATGCATCAAAGAACAACATACCGTAGAAATTGCTGATGAAATATTAAAAAGTGTATTTGTCGGTGATATGTATTTACA